GGTTCCTCCATTGGTCCCGTATTGACATTGGATCTGGGAGGCTGTTGCGACCATCATGTTACGCACAAGGGTGTCTAGGGTCAATCCGAGCTGTAATGAAAGTACACGTGTGCTTTCATTAAGTACTCTATCCTGTACTGTGAACTGGACTTGGTCTGTAATAACAACGAAGTTACCGTACCATTTAACCTGAGTGCTGAAGTCAGTAACGCTCAGACTATCCCCTGGGGGCGTTGTTCCATCCTGGATCGGAACGGTGGCTGCTGAAAGCGTTGAATAGCGTCTGAAGATCATCTGATCGCCAGAGTTAAGTGGGATTGTTCGTCTTTGAGCGAACATGTCATAGATGAAGTAAGGTCTTGCTAAGGTAAGCAGAAGCCTATCGAAGTATGTTCTTACTTCTGGTGGAACCTGAGCGGTAGTTGTAATTGGCATATCAACCTATAGGTTTAGATATTGCCAAGATTCTTCGCTGCAACAGCCATAAAGTCCTTATCGGACATAGAAGCATAATAATCGGCAGCACTCAATTGACCGCGACCACCTACACTAGCAAGGGTTTGCGGTTTAGCTGCATTATTCATTGCCCTTTGAGCATTATCGCTTATTGGAACTTGATGGTTCTGAGCCTTTGAATTTAATGCTGCCAGTTGATATGCTGCTTCATAAGGATCACTTGAGTTGCGAATCATCTCGGCGAATATCGGATTGGAGTTCGTTAATTGCGGTATATGACTCGACACGACTTGATCCCAGTTATTGTGATTTGATTTGGCTTGGATTGAGGCAAGTGTATCTTTAATTTCTTCCCGGAAACGCTGATTATCTTGTCTAATTGAGTTCCATGCTTTCTTCATATCATCACTGTTATCTAAATCGAGGCTGTCTAAAGCTTCGGGCTGATCGGGTTGGGATTGGTGTATCTTAGAATACGCCTCTGCCTGACCCTTCCAGTACTCTCTTTCTGCCTTAAACTTGGCTGCTTCATCACGTAACGCATTGAAATTCATTTCTTTATTTGACAGACCGGCGGCATCTGGATTAACGCCCGAATAATTCTCGACGACAGAATTGTTTACGTCTTGATAGGAGTTGTAAGGCTCTGCTACTTGTGCAGGCTCCGACATGAACTCCTGACTCGGAATGGACATATCTATATCATCAAACATTTAGTTCCTTTGATCCCGACGACAGATCTATTACGTCCGTTATGCTAAGATAATCGAATTCGACTTCTTAGCGGCTTTTGCTATACTCGGAATGAAGTCCTTTTCAGACAACGATAGTTCCGTTTCACTAATTGGAATGTCATAGGGCAAACACAAATCCGGTTCCATCTCTAGAGCCTGATCTACATGGTTCCACTTAAAGACTAAAACTCCGACCATTGCTCCGGGTGGTCTTTTAGCTATAACTTCCCATCCGGCTACACACGCTCTTTCGTGCTGTTGATGCGGTTTAGCTGCATACAAGATCCAAAAATCATGCTGTAGCTTATCTGCATAGGAATGAGCCAAACGCTGTGCATCCATCCAGCAGTCAACTGCCATCGGTTCACGCGTCTCTCCCATTTCCTGCATTCCGGAGTGTCTTTTTTGACCTATAAGTGTTGTTTCCATACTATGCCCAGTTATATTCTCTGAATTGACTATGCGCTTTACCTAAATCGTGATCTACGCCTCTTTTACCTGCTAGACCATACCCTTCGTCCATGCCTTCTACTTTCATTTCGTAGACACCAGATTTCCAGTTTTCTGCTACAGAGTTCGGAGTAGTTTCAGATTGATGGCTCACCATAGGCTCACGCGTATTATAGTGTTCCATGCTCTCAAATCCACCCTGTCGTCCTGAAGGATTCTCTTTCATATTATTCCCCTTTTTGTTAACCTAAGTTCCTCATTAAAGTACCCTTACCCCTAGATAGAATTAGCTCTTCTTTTTAGGGGTTTTCTTTAATTTTCTCTTAAGAGTAGAAACTGCTTGTGGTGTTTCTGCCTTCTTTAATGCGCTTCGAGCTTTCTCAAGCGCGTTCTTCTTCTTCATAAGATCCTCAGTGAAACTCTGTACATTAAAGGAATTGTATCTTCGTCAAAGTCAGCAATAAGGTGGAAAGGAACGAAAGCCATACCAATTTCGCGTTTAATCAAAATCTCTTCGAATTGGTTTTCATTGCATGATTCAACGTAATCCATCATTCCCTTAATTAAATGTAGCAAGTCTACTTTCTTAATAACCCCTCCCATCCGTTCCGAATCTTGCACTCGGAAGTAATGTGTTTTGAAAAGCTCTCGGATCTTCGTAAACTGCTTTTCCCGGAGTTACACCTTGGTATTCTTCCCAATATGTATGCTGCGCTCTTTCTGCTGCCAAAGCTCTGTCCAATTCAGTCTGGGGTCGGGTAGTATCTTCCTTTGTACCAGACTGTCTTGGCGAACTTATACCCGATAGCTGTTGTTTCGCCCATTCCCCCGGAAGGGGATGAAACTTCGGATCGTACGAGTCGTATTGACCCGGCTGAGGCTTCAGAGTGTTCATCGGAAAGTTGCCTTTGCCCATTATTCATCCTTCGATTCCAGGTATAAGTAAAACAACTTAAGTAACTTATGCATCTCTTTAAAAGAATCGTGCATCATAGAATCATCTGTAAGGTATAAGCCCATCACAGCAATCTGATCAGAAACTTGCGTCTTTAAATCATCCACCGAGTCCATGATCGTTATGCCCATTTGCGTATTTAAACATATCTTCGTGCTGCTTGCGTTCGTTTTCCATCATGTTTTGCAGATCGCTCATCACATTCCCCTCTGATCCTTGCTCTAAAGCTTGAATCGGAGGTTTAGGCATTTTACCCAATGGTTTCTGCCCTACAACTTGCGTATAATCGCCCTCACCTTGAAACATGCTTGCTGTCATGGATACTCCGTGAATTGAATGCCCGGTGTATAATCAATAGTTTCGTTCTCTAAACATTCATACTTTCTTTGACCCACAATTCCAGTCATTTTTCTTTCCAAGAATTCTCTTGAATGAGGTTGCATACCAATCGTGTCTAATTTCATAGATTGACTTGCATCTAACTCTTCTCTTTCGAATCTATCAAAAGGACCATATAACTCTCCGAATTGATACATGCTAACTCCTACATTTCCATATTCTGATAATTATGCTGGTGATTATCATGACCATACTGCATGTCATGGGGCCGTTTATGATGGTTTTCTAAATGGTGGTTCTGATGATCTACCGCATCTTCATGTCGCGATTTTTCTTGCGAGATCATGTTCTGTAAATTATTCGCTCTCTTGTTCTCATGTGCCATTTCAGACTCATCTCTATCATGCATATCTCTTAACATCGGTCCTCCATCTTGGTATCCTACCTTAACTCTTCTTCTTTCATTCGGAGCTTCATCAGCAGTCCGAGCCTGTCTATTGTGTTGTAAGTCTTCACCAGCTATTCGATCGTCATTAGGTCCTATTCCGCTCTGTCCGAATCCATCGTTATTCATGCAGCTTCCTTTTTCCCTTCTTTAAGTGCAGGTTGCGGAACTACTGTGTCGGCGGCTGCGAGCCTGTGTTCTTCTTCAATACCCCTAACCATATTAAGCAGCTTTTCAGCATTGCCCATGTCGATTTCATCAAGCTCTTTTGTGGCTCGGATGTCATTTAGTACACTCCTTGATCGTTCTTCTTGAGCTGCTGCTAATCTTTCTTCGCTTAATGCCGCGTCGTACTTGATTCGACTTAATCGTTCTTCGGCTAGTGATATATCGCTGAAAGCCTTCGCAGATAACAACTCGTTGATTTTCTCCTTGTCTTCCAATTCGGCTTGCGCTTGTTCTTGTGCCAACTTGGATTGAGCTTCGATCTTCTCCATGAATTTCTTTTGAATCGGAAATGGAGATAGTTCCCAAAGAAGCTCGTCCGGAACTTGACTTCCACCCATTTTCATAGTCCAAGCCTGTAAGAAAGCTTGCTGTTTCTGCGTATCTGTCATAACAGCTTCTACAATGTCTACGTCATATGATAAGAAAGTGCGGTTATAGAACTCATTAGTCGGAGTCTGTTTAAGAATTCTTTCAACCTTTTCTGGCGTATAGTTCTGAATCATCTTCAGTACTTTTTTACATAGAAGCCTTTGGAACTTTTTCTTATTGTCGAAGATAGGCCCGAGTCCCATCATTCCCATAGCCTGCTTCATTTGAAACAAAACTGAACTCATTCTATCTGTATCGTCTGAACCTAAGTTACTTATGTCTACCATATCAGCCATAATATCATCGAAAGAATCCTGCATTTGGAATAGACCTTCCGGAATATTCGGTGGATTAATTCTTTCAGCATCAGACAACTCAAAGCCCGGGTTAAAGAATACGACTTTTCCCTGACCTGATTGAAATAGAGCCTTAGGATTCGATACTGCACCGGATTTTGCTTTCCAACCACTTCCAAGCTGAGAATCCACGATATCTATCAGCTTAGAAATACGCATATTGTATTCCTGTTGGGGGTCACGAAGGATTCTACAGAGAGATTGGATTTTCCATTGATACAGATCGTAAGATGGCTCGAAGACACAGTAACAGGGAACAAAAGGGTACTCTCCGATTCCCCAAGGGTCTTCACCGCTATATAATAGCCTATTTTCTACAATAATATTATACTCAACAGTCTTGTAGTATCCTTCTATAATAGCTAAGTTAGGAAACATACCCAACATCATTTGAAGACGCTTCTCAGTACCTTTCCAAGGTCTTTGCTCGCCTGTAACCTTATCTACAAGAAGCCAGCCCTTCTTATAACGCTGTTTCCAGTACTCATTATATGCTAAAAGCTCCTGCAACCCCCACTGTCGGGCATATGGCTCGTATGTAAACTTTTCGTCCCTATTACCATATCCCATCGCATCAATCTCACGCTCGCATCCCGGAACAAGCGATTTGATAACATCCTTGCTCAAGTACTTTCTTCGGGCTACAAATGTACAGTCTTCCAATGATAAATCATATGAGAATGGGTCCCAGATCACATCGTTCCAGTTATCTAAATGAAAGGAAATTTTTCCATTTATATAATCCTCTCTGTAATCTATCCAAGGAGAAACCCACGTTACGCCCGAAATCAGAGACTTACGAAAAGCCTCGTTGATTATGTCGTATCCGTGGGGTTGCATTGCATGACGCATTAATTCGGTAAGCTGCTCAGCGGTTTGCTCACTGCTATTCTCGAACGGAACAACGATTGATGCGTTTTGATGCGCCGAGCTGTAACCTGCTACGGAATTAATGATCTTGCGTGTTTTGTTAAAAGTGAAACTATTCCGTCTTTCCTCGTTCAAATACTTTTGTTGCTCCAGACTCCACTGGTTGCCCAAATATTGCCCAACGTCTTGATATGCTTCTGAATAATATGTGTTTAGAAGCATGTAAGCGCGGTTATAGTCTTGTGTGAAATCTGAAACTATGTCGTAATCCGTTGGCATTCAATCCCTTGGAAATCGTTAGTCTTAAACGATCCAATAAAGATTACGCGATTTAAAATCAATAGGAAAAAAATAAAATCGAATAATTTGACAAAAAATGGGAGTAGAAATTAGAGTGAAGGACTTTAGAAATATCTATAAACAAAAAAAAACGGCCTCCCCGCCAAGGTGATCCGTTTTTCCAATTAACGCAGCTACTTTCGTAACTAATTGTATCTATCTTTATACAGTTCTTGCGTAATTAGTTTCAAGGTTAATATG